GTCGGGTCCGCCAGCAGGACTAGCAGCGATTTCCATATCGTCTTGTCTAGTTCTACGTGCTTGATTACGAAGTGATGTAATTGCGTTATCATACTGTCCCTGCCAAACTGGGAGAGTAGCCCAGTCTTTCATGTACATAGTGGCTTCTAACATACAACCATAGAACAAAGCATTATAGCAATACTCACTGTAATAGTTTGAAACCGTCACACTTGTACCTGTTGCCGAAGCAAGAGCTAAAGGCCGTGACGCTGTTTGAACAATACCTGACAAAGTTGATGTAGGTGTTGGTACGATGTAAATTGATCCATTCGTTTTCCGTGAATAGTAACGGGGAGTTCCTGTAGATGTAGCAATAGGCCAGTAGTCTGTAGCATACTCATAAGTTCTTAGTAACAAGTTTACCTTTGAAGAGGCTGGAACTCCAGTTACACTGACACTTGTGGTGTAATTTACATTACGAACAATACGCACTCGATCATTAAGTGCAATACTGGCATTAGTCGCTACATATGAAATAGCGGTATACTCATCTAAACCAACATCGTCTAAATCTTTAGTAAGACGTAGTTCTGTTTTTTCAATCAACTTAGGAATTTGATCCGCAAACTCAGTCGAATCATTCTCAGTTGTATTAATAATGTCAGTCTTCAGATAAGAATAAGAAGGCATATCAGCCTACATATAATGTAATCGTAGGAGCCATAGCAGCAGTACCTGATGTCGCTACACTGAGTACACCATAAACACCAACACCCATATCTCCAATATACATATCGTTAGAATCTAAAGCACCAACACGATATCGAATAGCCGTACCCTTGGCAGTTTTATTAGTAATCTGATTTGCACCAGTAATTACAACTTCACCGGCAATAGTTGAGTAAGTATGGATAGCCATAACACGAGTTGTCTGAGGAACTGGTCCACCACCGTTTGCTCCAACAGTTAAATTACTGTCTACATATCTGAAGCCAGTAATAATAGCACCGTCGCTACTTACATTTTGAGCAACTTTAATATTTGTACCCATATTTAATTCCTTTATAAATAAAGAGTCGAAGGAGAAAGCAACATTTAGCCGCTCTCTCCTTCTATCTTAATTAACCTGCGCTACCGAAGAAGCCACGCCAATCAGAGACACCGAAGCTATAACGCTCCCGAGCCTTAAATCGGATGTTTCCAGTATCGAAGTCAGGTTCCATCTTCGTCTGAAGCGGAGTACGAACAAACATCTTAGTGCCGTTCGGAACATCCGTCTTGACAAACCACGCATCAGTGTCGGTAAACCGACGATTGATGTAGTAGCCTTCAGGAACCATACCCAAGTGACGAGTCGCGTTAATAGCGTTGTTATTTGGGTTAGCCTGTGCAGCACTCGTCTGAGTGTTACCGGGGCTGCTTAGAACGCGATCTGCAATGGCCCACGAATCAACGGGAACATGCAGCGAAACCGCGCTGGCACCAATAAGAATACCACGATCATCTTCAATCTTCTGAATAGCAGTCAGAGCCGCCTCAAGAGTGGCTTCCGAAAGATCGGCAGCACCAAGAAGGTTGGACTGATTACCAGCAGAGATGGTCGGATGAGCAGCAGAGAAGAACGCAGCACCGTCACCAATAGTGGTCGAGAAACCATTATTGAAGAGCGCAGCAGCCTTGACCTGCTTGGTATTCGCCATCGCACGCGCAAGACCGCGAGCACGAAGCTTGGCAAACGTGTCATACAGATTGTCTTCCATTGCTTCTTCCGTAACCGCGAAAGCAAGTGCAATAGTTTCAGCCGTATAACGGGCAGTGTAACTTTCCTGAGCGTCGTCATAGGAGACAGCAGCACCGTCACCCTTGGTCGGCGCAGAACCGAAACCAGTGAAGAGAACTTCTTCCTCGAATGCACGATCAGAATTCTCAATATCAAAAAGAGGTTCGTGTTCGTTATTAACCTCTCCATACTCCATTCCAAATACGGCATTCAGGCCCGGAAGGAGTTCTTTTGAAATACTAGCTCTATTAATAGCCATGATTAATCCTCCCTATTAAGCCGTTGAAGCCGTAGCAGTGACATAACGATCCCGATGGGTGTTAAGCCAAACTTCGACAATTGGATAAGCGTCATTGTTACCTTCGTCAGGATACTGAGCGCGGCCAACAACACGAGCAGCAAGCTCGGTTTCAGCACCAGAACTAGCCATCAGGTAATAGCTGGACTGCCCAGTTACCGTGCTGCCCGAACTAGCGGTAGAACTAACTGTAACAGTGTAGTTCTTAGCAATCGCTGCTTCAGCAGCAGAAAGCGTCAAAGAACACTGAATGTAGTAAGTTTGCGACGGATCAGTAATAACAAAGAATTTAATATCTGTGGCGGATGTCCCACCATTCCAATAACGAGAGAACTTCTGTTCTCCATTTTCAACATACTGACAGCCCATGAAAACGCCCGAGGGCTTCAAGGTACCGGCAATAAACGGCGAGATCGTTGCAAAGTTCGCGCCCGGAAGCACGACAGGATCGCCTGTAAAAATGTTGTTACTAGGTGACTGCGCCTGACCCGTTGAGGTAAGCGTAATCATATCGGTGACGGCCTCATTATTATAAGCGCCGCCTCTCTTACGAGCAGGGACAAAACCACGAAATGCTTTAGTAGTAGACATGTGTCATCTCCTTAAAGTTAAAGACGCTAACCCTGAAAATCGGGTCGTCGCCCTTTCGTTACTGTGGTTTTACTATTGTTGGAAATTGGCATACGAGAATCAGAACTGTTCATAAGTTGAGCGTTTACGGCTTGCATCATATTATCAGACTTGTTCTCGTAGAATTTCCGTTTGGCCGATACCTTACCCGCTGGCATTTTTGCTAATGCCAAGTCTCCACGACAGACTGTGCCTTGGTAACGACCGTCTTCCCTTACGAAGGATGTAATCGACATTTCAGGAACTTCATCAGGAGTTACGAAAACCCATCCCTCTTGTAGCTTCTTACCTACATTTGAGATGTCGTCTGTGCCTTTGATGGAGATGCGTATCCAACGTAAAGCCATTCCTTCACTATCAAATCGTGCTTGTACATGATCTGGAATAGCTAAGGCGTTAGGCTCTTCAAAGGTCCATTCTTCTTCCTGTGTGTTATTCTCTCTAAGTTGACTACTACGTGTTTCATTTCGTGTCATAATAATTCTCCGCGCTTCTATTTAATATTTGTGTATTCACCGTCAAGCCCATTTACTTTGAGCTTTTCGGCAGCATATCTTTCAAGTGGAATATTCCATTTCTGTGCTAGTCGGATATCTTCTTGAGATAACTTAACTTTTCTAGAACTGGATGAGGAGGAACGCGATCCCCCCGAAACCACTTGAGCAGGACTTGACGTACTGTCCTGCACACGTTGAATATCTTCCCCAAACTGTTGAGGAAAAGATTGCTTCATTCTGTTACTAATCTCCTGATAAAATTCATTATCATTTGGATCGTAACCTTCATTCTTTAGTTCCGCATCAATAG